AATTCATCCTAAAGCTCACTATTTGAAATCACTTGGAAATGATGCATTTATTGAGTTATTAGGTTCTACGAAGCTGCGGTCTGCGCAAAAATCGCAGGTCGTCCCGTCGTTGTTGTCGAAGGACATAGAAGAAGTTTGTGGCGTTCCACAAAAATGGGGTCCACCTAAAATGGATCCTAACTGGAAACCCTTTAATGTTAATATAGGACTATTTTCTGATCCTGCTATTATGTTTCCTCCTGCTTTGTTGCGTAAAGCACAATTAGATTGGGAGGAGCCTCTGATTGAGGCTATGAAACATTATGTAAGGAATGAAGATTTTCGTCCATTAACTATGGAAGAGACAATTTTAGGTATTGATGGAAAGAAATATATCGATCCTATGCCTATGTCTACCGGAATGGGTTTTCCAGTTTTTGGGAAAAAGAACAAACGCGGTATTAATGGTGAGTTCCTCCATTTCGACGAAGTTCGAGAAGGTGAGGTTTTAATATCGCGTACTCCAAAACCACATGTTTTGGAGGAATACAACAGGTTAGAAGACTGTTGGAAACGTAACGAGAGAGGATATCCCGTTACATCGGCTACATTGAAAGATGAGCCAACTAAACTCACAAAAGAGAAGGTACGAGTGTTCCAAGCAGCTCCCGTTGCTTTGGGCATGCATATTCGCAAATACTTCTTACCTATTGCTAGGTTTTTGCATATGCATTCATTACTTGCCGAGTCCGCTGTAGGAACAAATTGTTTTTCTACAGAATGGCAAGAATTAATGGACCATGCCAACAAATTTGCGCCAGATGGGAAAATTCTGGCAATGGATTATTCGAGTTATGATACACGTATGTGTTCTCAGTTAACTCGGGCAGCTTGGGAGAGCTTCATCCGCTTAGCGGAAGTAGGAGGTTATCCCAAAGATGCTATCGACATCATGAAAGCCATGGTTGTTGATATAACCCATCCTCTAATGGATATTAATGGAACCCTTCTTATGGCTATGAATATGAATACATCTGGAAATAACATGACAGTGGATGTTAATGGTACTTCTGGAAGTTTTCTAGTCAGAATGGGTTTCTTTCATTATTACATTAATGAGACAAATTTTCGAAAATGGGTTGCCGCATTAACATACGGTGACGATTTTTATGGGAGTGTACATAAGAGATTTCGTGGATTTAATTTTCGTTCATACAAAGCATTTCTTGAACGTTTTGGAATGAAAATAACATTACCTAGTAAAACAGATGATGTTGTTGATTTCCTTGATGCGAAAGATGCTGACTTCCTGAAAAGGAAAAGTAATTTTATCCCCGAAATTGAATGTACAATAGGTCAGCTTGATGAAGATAGTATTTTCAAATCTCTTCATTCTAACCTAAAGTCTGCAGTCTCAACCCCGCGCGAGGTTGCAGCAAGTTGTGTAGAAACAGCTTTGCATGAGTGGTTCGCTTTTGGTCGGGACCACTATGACATGCGTTTAAAACAAATGCAGGAAGTTTGTGCGAGGCAAGATCTTCCTGTACCTGCCCTTAATGTCACGTTTGATGAACGTGTCGCCAAGTGGAAGGAACAGTACCAATTAAATCATCAAAATTCCTGTTAGAAATAAGCAGACCGATTTGATTCGAAGGAGCATGTCCCCAGCTCAAAGGTGGACCCTCGGTATGGGAGAGGATTTCCCATTAGGATTAAGTTCTGAATATATTTCTGCTGTTGTAGCAGACCTGAGTATAGCAATTTTTATTGCTGGCTTGCTCATAAAGGCCAATCATATTAATGATTGGAGCAAGTTTGAAC